AACGATGTCGTTGATTAGATCTACGCTATGTCCCATAGCAGTAAAGTCTTGTGTGCGCTCTTCAGCGGTTCTTGCTTCGTCAGTCATGGATTAACTCCTTAGTTTGGTTTAGTTGGCATATACGTTTCGCAGACTGTTCCATCCCAAAGCGTAATACCTGAAAAATCAAGACCACTTGTGACGTCTCTCAACGACTGTCTATAAGTAGCCCACTCAGTTTTTTTTGCGTCTGTTAATGGAGAATCATTGAATTGCGTCCAATCAGACTCTTGGAGTAACTGATTTCTACGCCTTCTAACATCCTCCATCATCATGTTTTCTACGTTCATATCACACCTCTAAAAGAGAAACGTTTTGTGCCAAGCCGCCGCTGTGACTCGTCCACTCCATGTCGTACATAAAATTATAAGTGCCGCCAGCCGAGCTAACTGTTTGTGTTATTGAAAGCACTACTTCTGTGCCAGTAGCTGAGGCAATAGCAATGGTTGGATCACGAGTTGTAATGTCACTGCTCAGTGCGTTTAACAAGCTTGTGCTTCCGTTCCAAAAAAGTCGGAAGGTTTTAGTTCCCGTACCAATGTCTACTCCGACATCATCTAAAACATATTTTAAAGTCAAAAGACCATACATATTGCCGCTTTGACCTTTAATTTTTATAAAGTTTGTTGTTGTAGCACTAGCAATTGATGCCTTTTCAGCTACCAGCCTAACAGCAACGGCTCCCGCATTATCAGAGCAATAACGCTCTGCGCCGTTTGCATCAATGCTTAACCGTGGATTACCGTCACCATCTGACAAGACGATGTTGTTGTTTCCGGTGCGGATGTCGAGGCCGCCTTGGTTGCCGTTGTAGGCACCAAGAATGGTGTTCTTCGATCCAGTGGTAATTGCACTACCAGAATTTGCTCCAACAACAGTATTTATGTTTCCTGTCGTAGCCGCTCCAAGCGCTCCGTTTCCGATAGCAACGCAATCGTTTGCCGTCGTAAGCGCGTCACCCGTTTGATATCCCAAAAGGGTATTGGCGTAACCTGTAGTAATTGCCTGTCCAGCTTGCAAGCCTACGGCGACGTTGTAATAACCGGTGGTGTTTAGTCGAAGTGCTTGATAGCCAACGCCTGTGTTGTTTGAGCCTGTTGTAGTTTCAGTCAAAGACTCATAACCGACAGCCGTGTTCGCACCTGCCGTTGTATTTGCATCCAGTGCAAGAGCGCCTATTGCGACACTATTTGCACCTGTGGTGTTTGCAGTAAGCGACTGATAACCCACAGCGGTGTTGTTGTTGGCGGTGGTGTTTGACTTTAGAGAAGCAACACCTACCGCTGTATTACTAGAGCCGGTTGTATTGAAACGTAATGCGCCGGCGTTTGTGCCATCAAAACCACCAATACCTACGTTAGATGTGCCTGTAGTGTTAGCGGCTAGGACAAAAGAGCCTACAGCCGTCACAGTTCCGGTTGTATTGCCAAGTCCAGCCTGATACCCAACGGCTGTGTTGTTAGCCGCAGTGGTGTTTGCAGTAAGCGCCTCATAACCTACGGCAACGTTGCTGGATGCTGTAGTGTTTGAATCAAGAGCCGCCGCACCGACTGCTACATTACTTCCACCGGTAGTGTTTGCCGCAAGAGCGTTGTTACCTACTGCAACGCTTGATGAGCCAGTAGTATTTGCATTCATTGCTGTTGTACCAACAGCCACGTTTGAGCTACCTGTTGAGTTATACAGCGCCTGTACACCAACACCTACGTTGTTTGATGCGGTAGTTGCAGTACCTACAGCGTTCACACCGATAGCTATGTTGTAGTTACCTGTAGTAATTGCATCACCTGCAAAAGCGCCTACTGCCGTGTTTTGTGTGCCTGTAGTATTTGCATTTAATGCAGTCTTACCAAACGCTGTGTTGTTGCTGGCCGTAGTGTTGGAACGTAAGGCTTGATGTCCCATTGCTGTGTTGCTACTACCTGTTGTATTTAAAGCAAGAGTTCCGACATCGACACCATTAATACCAGATCCCACAGCTACGTTTGCAGTTCCAGTTGTATTAGATACTAAAGTACCATTACCGACAGCAGTATTATCAGAACCTGTGGTATTGCTACCTAAAGCATCTTTACCTATAGCTGTAACACCACTACCAGTAGTGTTTGCGTCTCCAGCTAGGGCACCAATAAAGGTATTGTTTGAGCCTGTGGTTGTATATAAACCTGCGTAAAATCCCAAAGCAGTATTGTAGGCATTAGTGGCAGTAGTAAAGTTTTGAGTGTATAAAGCCGCCGTTCCAATAGCGGTGGATCTACTACCTAATGTATCGGCGGTAAGAGCTAAGTTTCCTACTGCAACATTAAAATCGCCATCAGTGATAGCACGACCAGCCTGACTACCAACAAAAGTGTTTTCTTGACCTGTCGTTAATGACCGACCAGCTTGATAACCAAGACCAGTATTTTCTGTGCCTGTAGTGTTTGCATACAGCGACTGATAACCAACTGCGGTGTTGTTGTTGGCGGTGGTGTTTGCATTAAGCGCCTGCCTACCTACCGCAGTGTTGCTTGCACCCGTCGTATTAGCTTTTAGGGTGTCGCTTCCAATCGCTACATTGTCATTCGCAGTGGTGTTGTTTTCTAGTGCGCCATAACCAAAAGCGTCGTTAGCCAAACCCGTAGTATTGTCTTGTAAAGCTAAATTACCTACTGCCGTGTTGTATGAGCCTGTAGTGTTGTAGGTTAACGCCAAACGACCTACACCAGTGTTAGCTGATCCAGTAGTGCTTCGGAATAACGTTTCGTGACCTACTGCGGTATTTGAGAGACCTGACGTATTACCAGACAGCGCACGATAACCAACAGCAGTTAAGGCTCCTTGCGTAGTTATAGCGTCCAGCGCATAGTTGCCAACCGCTACGTTTTCAGTCGCAGTTGTTGCGTTGTTCATTGCGACTGCGCCTACGGCAGTATTCAAGCCGCCAGTGCTAAGAGTTGCGCCAGTAGCATAGCCAATCATTACGTTATTAGCGGCAGACGTTTGTGCTGTAGCCGCTTCATAGCCTATGGCAACGTTAAAGTTACCTGTCACAACAGCGTCAAGTGAGTAAGCGCCAAGAGCAGTGTTGTACTGGCCTGTTGTTAAGCCTCCGCCAGAGTTGTATCCAACGGCTGTGTTTAAAGCCGCTGTTGTAGATGCAGTAAGTGCACTTTGACCGATAGCAACGTTTTGACCGCCAGTGGTGTTTGCGTATAGCGACAGATACCCAACAGCAGTGTTGTTGGAGGCGGTGGTGTTTGCTCCTAAAGCACTTCTACCAACGGCTGTGTTGTTACTACCCGAAGTATTTGCAAGCAAGGCACTATCACCTATTGCGGTGTTAAGTGCGCCAGTGGTGTTGGAATAAAAAGACTGATTACCAAAAGCGGCGTTGTTATACCCCGTCTGGTTGCTATATCCGGCCTGATAGCCCACCGCCGTGTTGTTAGAGGCTGTGGTGTTTGAGTTAAGCGCCTGACGGCCAATAGCTACGTTGTTTGAGCCTGTAGTGGTGCTGTATAACGCATTCAAACCCATTGCGGTGTTATTGCCACCTGTTGTATTGCTATAAGAAGCATTAACACCAACAGAGGTATTAGACGCGCCGGTAGTATTGGAATAAAGGGTTTGATGCCCTAAAGCTGTATTGTTATCTGCTGTGGTAGCGGCGGTTAAAGCAGTCGAGCCCAGTGCGACGTTTGCAGTGCCTGTAGTGTTTGCAAACAAAGCGCGATGTCCAACTGCCACGTTATTATTAGCCGTGGTATTATCAGTTAATGCTTGCATACCAACGGCGGTATTTTGAGTTCCAGAAGTATTTGCTTCGAGCGCGGCAAAGCCTAATGCGGTATTGGAAGATGCTGTGTTTGCCGTCAGCGCATTAGCACCGATTGCTGTTGAATAATTACCTGATACAAGACTATCCAACGCAGTATTACCCAGCGCTACGTTGTCCGTACCAACAGGATAGTTACCATCCAGCTTGATTGTGCCGCCATCGACTGACAGGTTGCTTGAAATAGTAACCGCGCCAGTAAACGTAGCACCCGACAGTTCAGCCTTATCGGTGTTAAGGTTGGTGAAGTTAGCATCCACCTCGTTGTTAGTGAGAGGCGAACCCTTCCCAGAGCGTGTTGTAATCGTAGTCATGGTTAACCTCTTACTAAATTAGGATGCAGTTAAAGTGATAGTCCAGTTGACAGTCAGCGTATCGTCAGCCGCTTTGTTCACTACACTAAACACAGTACGGCAGAGCATAGTTCCGCCAGATGAAGCATTGAAGATACCTGCCTCAGTCACCGCACCAGTTGCGTCACCAGCCTCGAATGAAGAGACGTAGACAATCTGGTTGTTAGTAACTGTGGAAGAGTCTAGTGCTTCGCGTGAGCCAAGCTGTGAACCCAGGGTGGTATCGCCAGCCGCCGCAGCGGTAGAGCCAGAACCCAACGCCATATGAGTCATCGCTGTCTCATCGTCTTTCATTCGATCGCAGATAAAGTTCAAGCCAGTATCTACAATCAAGTTTTCGATTAGACGCTCATCTTTGATGTTGCCATCTTTGTCCCGGAGAACTAGAGCGACATCGCCTCGCAATTTCAATCCATCATTCATCATGTAAATGTCCTCGATGCGCCGACATAATCCTCGGCAAAGTAAGTGAAGTCACAATAACCCTGACTTCTTAGGGTTCCTGAACTCGCTGCTGAAGGTGACTCAGTAAGCGATTTACTCATTGATTTTACATCTGAATCAGTCAATGCGCCATCATCAGACTTGACAGCATCAAAAGTTATCGTGTCTGAATCTGAGGCGCTAGGTGACTCAGTGAAGTCTCGAATATATACAACCGTTTTGGCAAACGTATCTGAGGCTGTTCCGCTGTCACTTACCAGCCTTAGAAGAGTCTTAGCTGGGCTATCATTGGCCGCTGGCGTCTCACTAAAGTTACGGATGAATGCAACGTCTCTGTCAAACACATCGCCGATAGAGACGATCTCAGAGCGCGTCTTAACAAAGTCAATTTCCTGATCATCCTCAGCAGATGCCTCACCGTCTAAGTCATCAGTGACAAAGGTTTGATCAGATAGATTCTTGACGTAAGTAAACTCTTGCTCATCGCCCAAAAAGATTCTGTCGAGTCTATCGCCCGCAACATAGTCCTCAAGGAAGTACGTCACATCACAATAATCATGAGCGGTATCACCGCCCACATCTTTCGTAACGTCCAAGGTGTCGTTATCAGTGAATGTTGATGCGTCGGTGAACACCTTACCCGGTGTAAGCGTCGCGTCCTCCGCAACAGATCCCGCATTGCTGAACGGCTTTGTGACATCGAAAGCGTGCGCCTCAGAAGCGCCAGGCTGTTCTGTCAGATTCTTAGCAACCGCCAGAGTGTCATCGTCACTGATAACTGATACATCTGATGTATTTTTTGATACATCTAGTGTGTCATCGTCAGAGCCAGATGGTGATTCTGACAGATTCTTTGTTACATCGAGCGTGTCGTTGTCAGATGTATTTGCTGTGTCAGCGAAAAGAATGATGCGGATGAAAAAGCCAAGTATCACCTCAGCCTTGAGTGCTTGAGCAACAACGACAGATTTCAGCGCAGACGCAACTGTATTAGCTTTGAGCGCTAATGCCGTTACCTTCGCTGAAAACCCGCCTTTTAGTCTCACGCGAAGTCTTCCCTCACGTAAAAGTCGATCACCTCGTAAACCGTCTCACGAGTGCCACCGCTTGAAACAACCTCAATCTCGCCCTCATAGTATCCAGCGTCGATATCCAATTGGCCCGATGCAAAGATAAAGATGCAAACACCATCATCAAGGTTTTCATCGCTCGCCTGGTTGTCCATTGTGAACAATACGGTTGTGGTGTCTTTCTTTCTGAAGTGCAGCTTGATTGTTGCACCAGTGAGATCCTCAACAGCGCCCGTGTCTGAGCGCGTGATTGTCGCCTTAATCTGTGGGCCTGTATCACCCTGAACTAAACTGATTCCCATGATCGCCTCCTAAAGACGCATTTTATCATGCTGGCTTATTCGGCCATACAATATCTGACTTGTCTGTTGCGCTTGAGTAGGTATCAGGAAGATTCCGCAGCGCTTGCCGGTATGTCGCCCACTTAGTACGTTGTGCATCCGTCATGCCGTTATCGCTAAGTTGCGTCCAATCAGTGCGCGCTAATAAATCATCTCTTTTGCGTCTTATCTTGTCCCAATCAATCATCGGATACCTACAATAATCGTGTCGCACTTACTAACGGTGATTCTGTCTTGTGATACTTGCCCATCAAAATTGGTAACACTTCCTTTGATGTAAAACGTCTTACTTGCAGTTATCGCAGTATCAAAAAAGCCAATCATCTCAGCTGTGAACTTTTCATAATTAGCTGATGTGTCATTAAAGAACGGATGCGTATAAACAAAATTAGCAATCGTTCCTAATGCACTAGCACCAGATTGATCATTAACAATAAATTCAACCTCGGGCAAATCGCCGCCATCGTCGTCCCAGTTGCTAGAGCCGATAATGTTCCACTCCATCTTAACGATGACTAGAGGCTTGTGGCCCACCGTCGTATCATCTGGCGCACCCAGCACAACACTGTCAATAGTGACTAAACCGTCGCCTGGCGCAATACTCACAGCTGTCGCTAAAGTATCAGTGACGTTTTCGTTAACGCCACCAAGCAGCTTGTCAAAGCTAATCGTGCCAGCAGTAATCTTTGCAGCAGTTACCGCATTAGCGGCAAGCTCATCAGTATTTATTGCCCCTGCCGCAATTTGTCCTGCGGTGATTGTATTAGCCGCGATTTCATTAGCTGTGACTGCGCCAGCATCTAGCTTTGCGGTAGTCACTGCGCCCGCAGCTATCTCATCAGCCGCAATCGCACCTGCGGCTATCTGATTTGCTGTGATCGTGTCTGAAGCGATTTCTGATGCTGTGATAGTGCCAGCGGCAATCTCTGTTGCTGTTATCGCACCAGCCGCAATCTCACTCGCAGTGATAGCGCCAGCGGCTATTTTTGCTGTGCTAATCGCATCATCTGCAATGGTTGTTGTGGTAATCGCACCAGCAGCAATCACGTCAGATGTAATCGCATCAACTGCAATCTTAGCGTTTGTGATCGCATCATCATCAATCTGTGATGAGCCTACAGTGTCGAGCGCGGCTAAATTCCCTGCGCCAGTGACATCACCAAGTGCGATTGCTCGCGTCCAAGCAGAGCCATCGTAACGATAAAGATTGTTATCAGTTGTCAAAAATGCCATGTCGCCTTGTGAGGCTGTTGCTGGCAAGGTTGAAACAACCTGCACCGGATTGATGCCTGATGCGAAAGCAGCAATATCGACAGCGCCATCTGCAATCTGATCGCTTCCCACGGCATCATCGGCAATCTGATCGCTTCCAATGGAATCATCCGCAATGTCGCTAGATCCTGCGGTTGATGCTGTGCCGTTAAAACTCGCTGTGGCGGCTGATTTGTTTCCAGAGAAGTCCACGGCTTTTAGCCAGAAATAACGAGTGTCGCCACCAGAAAGGCCCGTTACGATGTATTCCTCACCATCTACAACAGCCGTTGGTGATGCTGGGATACTATCGGAGGTATTCACAAACACTTCTGTGTGCTTGAAATCAATATCACTAGGGTTGTCCCACTCAGCGGTGATAGTTTGCACGCCGCCTGTAGCCGCGCCCCCTGTTGGTGCGCTTGGTGCAGTCGTGTCCCCATTTAGTGCTTGATTAGTGAGTGTCGTGCCGGTGCTGGATACGCCAAGAAGATTCTGCGCTTGCACGCGGAAATCATAATTAGATGTGATGTCTAATCCTGATATGTATACACGCGGCTCACGCGATTCAGCATACAAATAATCAGTTGTTCCGTTCTTGTTATAACGGATCTTATAGAACTCAATAAATGCGTCATTAGGCTCAGTCCAGGTAAGCTCAACAGCGCTGAGAACCTGCCCATCTGGGCCTTGAAAGCCGATCTCTGTGAATGCCAGGCTTGTGACGTTATCGACAGTGCGCCCATCATATAGATCAAGTTCACCGCCAGCTAAAAAGTCCACCTCATCTGAGGTTGTCCAATCGTAAACAGCCGCAGCTGTTTCAATCAGCGTGAGCTTAACGCCAGATTCGCCGCTTGGCGTGATCATCAATTCGTAATCAATAACCTCAAATACTTTGTTGGTATAGCCCAAGCGATCATTGGTGATGTTAACGGTATCGCCAACCTTAACTTTTAAGCCAGAGAGGTTGACTGTGAATGACAGCACTACCTGCTGGCGTGATTTGAGCAATGCAATTTTAGCAATCCGCTGTGCTTGCAGGTTGTTAGTCACAAACGGCAAGGGCATATCAAGATAAACAGGATCGCCGTCCTCAGTCTCATATGTCGAACTGAGTTGCGCCGGATAATCCATAATCTTGTAATTCTTTTCCTCAGATATAAACGTGCCTTTCACGCCGTTATAAACTGAGCGACGTGATTGCTTTGTTTGAATCGTTATTGCGGTGATGGTGTTCGATTCATCGAATGAGAAAGTAGGCGCGACATACTCCGCACCTTGGATGAAATACTTGCCGTTTGAGTAAGCGATACGCCCGCCCATAGATGACAATAGGTTTTCGATATTCGCTTTGATTTGGTTTGACGTGTCGATGACACCGTTGCACTGATAGCGATCCTGAGTGCCGCCACCATCGAGACTCACTTGCTCATCACAAAGATCAGCCGCCGCCTCAAGCGCATCAGAATCAATGTTGGCATTTATCTCACCCAAGCCATAAGTGCTATCAAGCAAGTAATCGCGGACACACAGTGCTGGGTTTGTACTGTAAGCAGTGACATTTGTACGGGGATCAAAAACACGCTTACCTTTGATGACTGCCGTGATATTTGGCACGCCTTGCGGGAACTTGTCTTGGTTCCACTCAAGTTTGAATGCGATGTATGCAATACCACTTAGCTTGTGATCTGATGTCCATTCAGTGATTGGCGTTAAAACACTTGAAGCGCTCTGCGCTGCTGTGCCTAGCTTGGTTGTATCCATTGTGACGTAAGTACCCCAGTCACTCTGAAAACCGCCTGATGCTGTCCAAATCTTATTGTCGTTAAACCACACCTCTTCATATGAATTGATGTAATGCGTAGCAAAAACCACAGCGAGGTGAAGGTATTTATTGTCATCGCCTGAGTGTGCAATGAAAACGACATTGCCACCGACACGCGCTTGTCCATAGATAATTTTTCTAGGCCCAGCAGCATCTCGCGTGGTAACAGTCGTACCGCGCATCTGTGATCCCAAATCAGGCTTTGGAATTAACGCATTGCTAACAGCAGATATGCCAGCGCCTAATGCAAACGCACCAAAAAAGACAGCCGCAGAAAAGCCCATCGCTACGCTTGCGCCTACCGCTGTGACTAACCCGACAACTGCACTTACCGCCATTGTTTACCTCACGCACTTAGCGTAAACACGCTCAATGTTCTCAAAGCCTTGACGCTCAAGAATGCGATCAAAAGGCTGATGAATTTTTGTATTAATGTTGATCTGTCGCACGCCCTCGCGCTCAAGACACTCCACCGCATATTTAATCAGTTTAATCCCGGTGAAGCCCTCACGCACGTCGGCTCTCAAAAATATGATGTCGTTGTTTGCAAAGATGTGATCTTTGTAATGCAATGATGGGCCAACAATCAGCACAAAATAACCGAGCAACTCGCCACTCTTACGTGCTGTGTAAACACGCAACTTGCCAGCTGTATCAAGTGCAGCGTAAGCCTCCCAATCTGGGTTCAACTTGATGACATCTTGATTGAGCGCTATTTCTTCCCAATGCTCTTCAATGAGCGGCTTGATCTCATCTTTTACTTGGGTGAATGACTCGTGAGCAAATTCCATTATCTATGCTGCCCACCATGTCGTTCATCGCCGCCACCGCCGCCTCCGCCGCCACCGCCGCCACTACCGGCTTGAGTGCTGCCCCAAACAATTTCCTTTTCAGCCATTTCAGCGACAAACTCCAAGCCTTTATCATTTGGGTAATCAATCTTTTGATCCTCAGATGTGTAACGGCGTTGACGTGAACGCTCAAACTCAATCAGCCTGTTCTCAACAGTGACTTTGATGGTTGAGGTATCACCAGAATCGGTGATTGTCATCGTATCCATGAAGCCTGAAAAGATCACAAACGGATTGCTGATCAGCGAGTTACTTGAGTTCATAGTGCCAAGCAATATCTTTAGCTCGCGTCCTTGGTAATCCTCATCACGCGCTTTAGACAATAGCGGCTCAGTCACGCCTGACAGTTGTACAGTTGCGCCGTTAGCCTGTAACTCTGTTGATTCTTTGATGCCGCTTACAGCCAGCAATGTTCCCGCGCCAACGTATGTGACGCTGCCAGCGGTTAAGCTACCGATGCCGCCCCAGAGATTAAGATTGCCAGAATCAAACGCGCACTGAACAAAAAGAACTGGGCGAACGACATCAGCCGATACCGCATTGGCAACCGCTGTTGGTAATCCGCGACTCATAATGCCTCAACACAAGCAAACGTGAATGAATAAAAGCTGGATTTATCAATGTCCCACTCAATATCATTAGATGATAAGCGCCAGGTGCCTTTGGGCAACGTGAAATCAAGTTGTGTCGATGATGAAATTGCGGCTCTTAGTGGCGGCATGATGTCAAATGTCGATGAATCAATGCCGGTAATAATGTAAAGCGCAGAACCAGTTTCAAAGTAATCGCCCACAACGGCGTTGCTCAATGTGCCTGTCACTGTTGTTGCGTTAGCCGCGCCACTGGTGATTGTTCCTGTCGCTGTCGTTGTATGAAGCGGGTTGCCCATTGTGAACGTGCCGGATTGCCCGCGTAACGACGCGAAAAAACCCTCAACTTGCTTTGCCTCAGAGCGCGCGAGCGGTGGCAAAGTCACCTCAGCCTCCCAACGAACGCCTTGATGCTCATGCACCTGCTGATCGAATGTGAATGGCGATGTGCTGATTTGTGTGGCTGATTTAAGCCGCATCGTCATTTTTTCAAAGCCTACATTTGGAAACGCTGCCATCTTATGCCCCCAAAGCCCGCGAATACCCGCCGCCACGCATCCTAGAATCCGCCACAGCCGCTTTTGCGGCTTCAGTGATAGCTGGGAGCATATTTGCGATTTCGGCTCTTACAGTCTGTTGTATGCCCGTTGTGACGTTGATCGTCTGTTGAACGATCACCTTCTCGCCACCGCCTTTTGTATGATCAATCACTGATTCGTTGGGGTGCAAGATAGCCGGGAAGCCACCCTTGCCGTCGATGCCGCCAGCACGAGCGCCTATGCCAGTGAAACCACCGCCCTCGAAGCTCTGAGATCGAATTGAGGCAACTTGAGCCATACCACTCGCAACAACAGCCGCAGCCATCGCAAAGTTAATTGGTGGCGGGAATGACGCGAGCGCTTTAGTCGCGCCAGTATATGTGTTCATTACCGCTTGCGCTATCTGCACGCCCTGTTGAAGCCTAAAGGCCGCTTTGTTGTGCTTAGCAATGCCAGACAATTGATCATTCAAGCCGCCCAGAACAATCTGTGTTTGCTCCATCGTTGACTTGCGCTTGAAATCTTTCAGTGCTTGCTCGCCTTCCATGCGTGCTTTAGTCACTGGATCCATTTGTGTCACAACCGGTGGTATCTCAGCATCTGCTTCAGCAGCAACCACAGCCGGTGCGTTAGCAGCAATCACTTCAGCTGTCTCACGCGCCTTAGCCTGGACGCCATTAAACCACTCCTCAATCGCATCAGATGGTGGCGCCTCAGCCATTTCAGCTAGTTCGATCTTGAAGGTATCACCCATCTGTCTAAATTCTTCTGCTGTATTTCGGAACGATTGCCCAACATTGTCTTCAATTGTTCCCATGCCGAAAAACTGCGCAACTTTATTGTATTGACGTATTAAGAAGTCTGCGCCATCGCCAATTTCAGCAAAACCTTTCAAAAGCGTTTCAGTGAACCGCGCAAAAACAAGTTGAATGCCTTTGATTAGGATCTTTATCCCGTGAATAGCATCCGCCAAGACGCCAAAACCTTTCACGAGCAACTCAGCGACTCGGTTACCGATGTTGCCGAATCCTTCAGTGTCCAATGCTGTCTGATAGAAGTTCGCAGCAAGCTCGCTGATAGCCGGTGATAGAGCAACCGTTACCTGATTAGCCAAGCCCTCAAAGACGCCCTTGGCGCGTGTCACATTATCGTTGGCTTGTTCTATCTGTGCGGCATCAACGCGACTAAGACTAATGCCTAGTTTCTCAGCCTCCGCCGCCATCTGTTTAAGCCCATCAGAGCCACCGGCAAGCGTGTTGACTAACGCCACACCCTCACTATCAAACAGCTTCATCGCGAGCCTTACGCGATCTGATTGCTTTTCAACGCCTTGCATAGCATCAGCGACAACTTGCATCTGCTGATCCAGTGGAAGTTTTGCGAGAGCGGCAGCGTTGATGTTTAGCTCTTCAAGTGCGCCTTTAGCTTCACCCGTACCCACAGCGGCCTCCGCAACGCGCCTTGTCATGCGTTGCAATGCCATGTTCATTGTGTCCGTTCCGACACCAGTGAGTTCAGCGGCGTGCTGTAAGCCAGCAAGCGCCTCAGTTGTTACGCCCAGCTTGTCAGCAGTTTTTGCGAGGTTGTCGATAGCGCTAAGACGCATCTTAACCATCGCAGCGGTTGCGGCAGCACCAGCGGTTGCAAAAGCCACGCCAATCTTAGCTGTTCGCTTAACAGTCTTGGCAGCGGCTTTGTTTAACGATCCAAGGTTGCGAGTTACGGAATCAAACGCCTTCTGCGTTTTATTCTTGGCCGTAATGTCAATCTGAGCGTTCATGCGACTCATTTTTTCGCTTCCTTTAATCTAAACCACGCAATCCAACCCAGATATTCCCTCATATCCATCGCTTCGATTTCGCCGACTGTTTTGCTTAGGGTTTCCGCTAAATGAAAACGGAATTGCAAGTCATAGTCGGTTTTTAGTTTCCCGCGACTTCATCCTCATCAGGATCGTTAGAGCTAATGTCGCCCACAACACGAGCAAGCACATCAGGATCAACGTGGCGCATAAGTTCCGTCTTATCAGCTTTTCTGAAGATAGGCACGCCCTCTTCATCAATTAGACGATAAATCAGCGTCATTGCCATAGCCTCAGCAGTCTTACCGCCTTGACTAAGTTCAAGAATCTCGCCCATCTGTGCAAGATTGATCCCTGGCTTTACATAAGCCGTGGTTTCCCACTCAGGGATCTCAATCTTTGACGGGCTCGCGCTGAGAAGAGCCTTGTAGTGGCCCTTTGCCTTATCTAAGACACTCATGCGTTATACCGTAGTCTCTGACAATGCGCCGTCACCCTGCACTGAAATCGACGCCTCAATGTTGCCATCGAATGACGCTGATCGAGTAATGCCAGTGACAATTGCTGTGCCGGTGTAATAAGTATCACCAGACGTGTCGCCTTCAGGGTAGAAGTTCAACGTAACCTCTGCACCGATAGTAAGCGCGCCTTGTCCGCTTGTATCTGTCTCATCCCAGTAGACATCAACAGAGCCACTGAATGTGCTAAGACTTGCAACATAAGCGCGGCTTGTTGCGCCCATAATTGTCTGCTCTAAGGTGTCTGCTGACTCCTCAATTGAATAAGAACGAATGTTGGCAATCGCATTTGATCCAACCTTCACCGTTCCTTCTGAACCTTTATGAATTGCCATCGTTTATTCCTCCTCGGAATCTTCGTTTTCTATCACTTCCACTTGAGGCTCTTCAGCCTCCACAACAGGCTCTTCAGCCTGAACCAGTTTCCAGCCTTTACGCAACATCTCATCAACCTTGTGAGCCATCACTTTAATGTGCGTTTCACCGTAATTCATTTTGATCATATCGCTGTCTCCGCGTCATCTTCCCCAGTGAAGTAATCAATCTCAACTTCCATTGTCGCGTAAGCAATCGGCTGATCACCATCACCAGAGAATTGTGAATCAAATGATACCACTCGTGTATCTTTTGCGAATCCGCCTCTCGTTAAATCTGTGTAAAGTGCTGCCTCAACCTCAAGCGCTATCTTATCCAGTGTGTCATCATAATTGGTGAGCGCCTTCACATATGCCTCAACCGCAATCCTCAGTGTGCGCTCTTTAGCGCGAGGCACCGTGATTGTCTGATATTCAACATCCTCAGTGCGCGTATAGATCGCAATGCCTGGCAACTTGTCCTCAGCCAGCGGATACACGCGCGTCTGATAAACATTCGAGCCTGTTGTTGTTAGGCCCGTTAATGCGGTTTTGACGTTATCCCTGATCGACTTTCTTACGTGAGCCACGGATCTTTCTCCAGCATTATCTCAGTCATGCCGGTTCCATCTGGCATCACAACGCGAATAGTGTAATCCACGTTTGAGATAGTGATCACGTCACCCTCTTTCATGCCCGAGATATCGCCATCGCGCGCTAAAATCTTTGGTTGTTGTGTGGCAAAAGCAACGCTACCGCCAACATCAACATCCAAGTATTCGTTGTCGAAAATTACTGTGATGCTTTTCTCTGCGCCAAATGAGGGCGTATATGTAGCCGTTACCCCAAAGTCAGCAAGGAATATTGCGCGATCATCAGCAAGCTCGACAGCCATTACTCAGCCTTTTTCTTTGCGCGAGTTCTTCGCTTAGGCTTAGTTTCCTCATCAAGGCCAACAGAGCGATTCACTGTCTCAGCCTTCTTTTCCGCTACAGGCGAAATTCTGTTAATACCTAACAGAGACTTCACCTCGTTTTCTGGCACTTCAACAACATCACCCGCTTTAACAGACGCGCCACCGATCACTGTGCCTTTTAGAACTAGATATTTCATAAACAACCTCAAGAAAACCCGCCCCGGAGGGCGGGCTATGAGCTTTAGCCGTCGTTACCGAATGCGAAGCTAACCGCGTGGCGTACTGCCACATCTACAGACTGAAGCGCTACAACGCGAACAGTGCCGCTAGTGCTGTTGGTGTATGGATCAACAACGATGTCGAGTCCACCGAACATACCAACAAGCAAATCAGCAAAGTTACCGAAGTAGAGGTTTCCAGCTGTACACTGGTTAGAAACGATGCCACGGTAGCCGTTGATTGAACCGCCAGGCTCAACAACGAACTGAGCAGTGCCAGACGCTTTCTCAGTTGTCTTCAGAGCGCCGTACATAGAAGCTGGCAAGATATATGCCAAGTTTCCAGTAAGAGCGTTGTCTTCAGCAACCGCAGTTTCCAGAGTTACAACTTCAGCGAAGGTTGGGTTAGCAGCCGCGAAAGCAGTCACAGTGTTGACACCAGAGGTGTTCAAGATGCCTGTGGGCTGTCCGCTTGAGCCAGAACCTTCAAGACCAGCCAAGTCAATCGCAGTTGCGATAGCTTGAGCCAAGTCATCACGCATCATTGCCTCAACATCCATTGAAGATTGGATGAGCAGCTGACGTGTTACGTCAGTGTGCGCGCCGAGTGTCTTAGGTGTCATTGAAACCTGTCCAACAACCATTTCTGATTCAGCCGATGCACCGCCTTCAGTAGCGATCCAACCCGCTGAAGCAGCAGTTGTTTTCTTAGGAATCTTAACGTCACCAGAAAGGCCACCGAGCATACGTGCGCCCGCTTGCATTACAGATGAAGCGTTGCGGAGTACGTCGATGAACTCACCACCACGGAAGTCGTCAGTAAACAACTCTGCCTCATCCGCTGAGTTTAGATCGCGAGTCCAGTTACGCAGAACGTCAGCTGGGAGCATGATGCCCTGCGCTGATTTGCCATACTGATCAGCAGCGGCGCGTGAACATTCAAATTCAAACGCAGCGGCTTCCTGAGCGCGTCGATCAGTTGGGTTTGCCATAGCGTGTACAGCGCGAACAAGTGAAAAGCGTTGTGCTTCTTTCTTGTTCAAGCCGATTTCTTGGCTTTCCAATGAACGATCAGAGCCAATCACTTCAAGCAACTCGCCACGAAACTCTTCGATAGACTTGCCTTCTGAGATTGCACGCTGTGCGAGATCAGATTTGCTGTGACGTGCGCCAAGCTCAACAATTTGAGCGGCGTTCTTTTGGGCGGCTTTACGAGCATCTGCTTCGACTGCCGCGATATCAATTGATTCTGACATGGGTATCTCCTTAAAGTCAGTTTTAATCACGGGTTGAGATGAAGCAGAGCCTGATCGCCCAACCCCTACGGAGGCATCCGCAGGAATTGAAACCAAACTTGCCTCGACTGGACGCCAAGACTTAGCCACATAAGTGTCCTTGTCTTTTCTTTCCAGTTTGTTGATGGCGTAACCAATGGACACGTTAGCCTTGATCCCATCAACTACATCGTCGAAAGCCTCTCTAGCAAGTGCGCCTTTGCCAAAACGCACCGTCGCACGGAGCCGCCGTGCCGAGCCGTCGAGATCGACAGATTCCACAACGCCAATTTGTCTTTCTGGATCGTGATCCAAAAGAAGCGGGGCGCGTCCGCTGTTCAAGAAACTCAGATCAATTGCTTCTTCTGAGTGTTCTAATACTTCCATTCCGAATGAGCGCTGTACTGGCTCTTCAGAACTCACAGCCATCTTTACGCGGCGCGACTCCTCATCAACCGCCTTTGCTGAAAGTTCCATTGCACGATGAGTAATCTCAACACTGCCTTTGCGTTCTTCCGCTTCCTCTTCTTCAGCATCATCTTCAGACTTGCCGAACTCGATAATCACTGAATCAGCAGTTTCAGTTACATTCTTGATATGACGCTCTTCTTCATCATATCCACGGATAGGATCAATCTTAGTCAGCGTCGAAAAGCGGTGGCCTACTCGCACATCACTCTCGTTACCTTCGCTGTCATAGACGCGAATCAACGCCGCAGGATCTTCCTCAGTACCGTTCACAGTAAAGTCTGAATCAGGCACATTGATTGATCCATCACGCTCAATGCGCTCGATCTTTCCTCTCGCTCTGCCACCGGATGAATTCCAGCTTACAAAGTCGCCAACTGATAACTCATCTGGCTCTGCGCGTTTTTCTGTTTCCATTGCACGTTCCTCAATGGCCGGTTCAAATTCCAAAACTTCCCAGTTATTTTCACGCAACCATTCGCGCGCTTCATCCTCTGAGAACTGTGACGAATCAAAGCGTATCGACTGAATCTCTGTTTCGCCGTCTTTATAACCAACGATTATATCAATTCCCTCACCAAGTTCATCATTTATGCGTCTGAACTGTTCGTATTGGCCAGGCTCTCTGATTCTCGCCGCGTGTTCATTGGGGTATGGACGCTTATCCTCGTAAGCGCGCTCATCTAGTGAATTGAGTCTTTGCGTGATTCTGTTTGCCCAAGACTCTCCAGCATCTCCTCCCCAAAGCTCCCAAGCAATTCGTCCTGCGCTGGGGAATCCTTCCTCTCCACTACTGAATCCTTCTGCCTGTTTATCGACAGTGTGTCGCGCAAAATAGCTATACATACGCCGAACAGTATTGATACTGAGATCGCGACGGTTAATGAGATCACGAGCGCGAGCGACGCCAACCTCAGTACCGCCACGCCCAAATTCCTCACGCCACTCCAAACCGCGTTTAGCATTGTTTGCCATCGCCTCCGTTGGTTTTGTATTTATTTCCTCGCCCTTATACGTCGCCATCAGTCACCTCGGGAACCACCGGCATCATCATCGCCGCGTAAGGCTCAAGCGCATATTTAACGCCAAACTGCTCCATCAAGCTCTTATCGCGCTGTATCTCAGCAAGTAGCTCTTCAGTGTCTTTCCCGTACTGGCTCGCCACGTCTTGCAGACTGAGAACGCCAGCCTTCATTCCGTTGATAGCCGCATTCATTTCTTTCTGTGGATCAACCCAATTCCACGCACGGCCTCGGAACTCAGCAGCGCCTTTAAACTTATCAAGGGTGGACAGCGGCAAACGCACGCCCTGCACCTCAAGTGCCGACTCAAGCCACGCCTCAAACACGGGGCGTACAAAGTGATCAATCATGAATTGCTGAAGGTTGCGATAATAATCACGTTCCTCAAGCGCACCCTGGCGAATAGAGCTATAAGACGTAGCCTCAAGATCGTTAGCCAGTGACGTATATGAAACATTAAGCGCCGACGCGATGCCCTTTAGCACCGACTTGTGGAAGCTGTCGAATTCGCTGTTGGGGTATTGCGGATCAAACGTCTTGAAATCGACGCCGTTTGGCAGTTGGTGGAAAGTGCCAGGCTGTGCATCAATGATTGGCACGTTGCCATCAAGCTCATCCGCGACAAAGCCGTCACCTGATGGACTCGTAAAGAATCCCATCTTTGATGCGCCCATACGCGCAGCGACAATTGATGCCTCACGCCAGCCGTTTAGCTGTTTGAGCGATGCCATTGCTGGGGCCATCCACGGCTCACCGCGAGTTTGTCCGGGGCGCAAAGGCTGAAATATATGAATAACGCGATCAGCAGGGATGCGACGATGCTTAGGAGAGCGTGTCTGCGTCGTAAAATCGTAATCACCGGGGTGATATGTGAGCAAATGATACGCGATAGGCTTGCGGAACTTATCCAGTTCGACACCCATACGAATCTCATTGCCATTCGACAATCTCTCAGACTTTTCTTCATCTACCTGATCAGGCTCTATAAATTCCAACGCAAACGAGTCATGAAAGTCGTTTCCGCGATGCTTGATGATGAAAACCTCACCATCACGCGCCAGACTCTCAATAACCATCTTCTGCACGTCAATCCAAGACATCTTCCCGTCCGCCGTGCAGTTCCCCTTGCGCCCCCAAGCCTTAAAACCCTGTTCAACAGCACTGTTCCCTGGCTGATCTAAAGCACCAGCGGGATCGAGTGCTTTGACTTGTAGCTTTACACCGTACTGCCCAACGGTATTTGTCTTGAGAAGCGACAAATAACGCTTGGCGTACTCGTTGTTACGCGCCAGATCCCGTGATCTTGCACGCATACGCGATATGACTGGATAAAGCTCGCTATCAGCAGAGCGCTCTGACTCTCGATAATCAGCAAACAAACGGCCTGTATTAGCCGCTGAATACGCTCTTTTGAAAGTCTTGTTCTTTGTATCAGGTTTAGATTTCAAAAAATCGAACAGAGCCATTTAAAACCTCACCTGAATCGTCGAGCCGTTCTTTTTGCCGCGCTTCACTAACTCATTGTTTTCATGTTGCACAATCTCGCGGCGGTAATAATCACGCGCCTCAACCAACTCGCTAAAGCTCAACTTGGTGAGCGATCGCCCAGCGATTGAGTAGCTTGCAACATCTGAGTCAGCCTTGCCAGATAAGAGCGATTCGATCTTAGTCAGCATGATCTCAGCGTGAATACGGGGATCAGCTTGGTTGTTATCCATGTCAGGGATAGCGGTAAAGTCGCCAATATCGACAACAATGCGATTCCCTGAGCTTGTTTGAGTGATTTCCAGCTGCCAGTGATGTTTGCCTACTGCAAAATCAGCACTTGTAGTGCTGTCAGCAGTAAAAAGGTAATAACTGTCAGTTGAACCAGCGGCTTGTGCTATTTTAATCTCGGAGGCACCGCCACCTGTAATTCTTGCCACATATTCGGCTGTGTAGCCGCTAGAAGTTGGATAATCTTGCGCGATATCAGATCGCTTCCATTGTATGAAGTCGCCAACTACGATCTCATCAGGTTCACCTTCTGGAGCGTTCGCAGCAAGAAATAAGTTCGCCATATTCTATCGCCATGATGTCGCAAAATTCCCACGCGGCTTCCCACGCTGGAGGTAAGAGGTTTGTTTCTGCTCTTGTTCACTACTTTCAACCGCATCTTGCGCGTTTTCTAGTTTGTCAGCAAGGGCATTGACATTCACCCCTAATATACCATATGCCGCTAATGCGTACACCATACAGTCGAGCGCCTCATTTCGAGGGCGAATCTTCTCGAAAACACGCTTTTTATAGCCTCTGTGGAAGCGAGTCACAATCTTTTCAGCCGTAAGTTGCCGGAAGTATTCATCATTTAGAGCATCAGCGAAGTGCATATACCCCGGCCCAGTCTCTTTGATTCGCATCCTGGCGAATAACAAATCCTTTGCAGTGTCTACGCCAACGGGAAAAAGCAGACATTTGCCGATATTATTCTTGGATGGACGCCCAGAAATAGGTTTTCCCTCTCCACCAACACCCTTGATAGCAAAAATGCGCCTTGGTGCGTTCTTTTTGCAGTACGCATACACAGAATTCGTAAAATGTCCGCCCGAATCCACGCAACTTGCGCGAATTGCTATCTGTCGGCCTGATTCCGTCTCAAATTGCGTGTTTAAGACAGAATCGAGGTTAGTCCACAGCTGCGGAGTGCTTGGATCGCCGTAAAGCGTCTCGTGCGCGATCACGTACGTCTCATCATCACGTCCCCAGCCGATTATCGACACCTCAAGCCGGTTATCCTGCACATCCACGCCCGCTGTCATCAAAATCACGTCATCTGGCACGTTTGGCATCTGTTCGCGGCGTTCAGACAGTTCATAATCGTCCACTGTCTCGCCCTCATCCTCCCAAGTTTGGCCCCAATACGTGTTGCAGAACACTCTTAGCTGTTCAGGGTTCTTTTTGACGCTCAGAAACTCGCGCACAGCGTCGCTAAGTGATGTCCAAGGCGAATACATCCCGTTGATAGCAAAGCCCGCCACGCTCGATTCTGGCTGTGTCACAACCCATTCACCATTGCGAATAGCCCAAATGCGATCACTCTCAGTCCACATAACGGCACAATGCTCACACACATAGTGCGCTGAATCGGGGTTTCCATCGTCCCAGCGGACGTTTGCCCACTTCATCACCTGCGGCTCGTGGCAATGCTTACAGGGTACGTGGTAAAAGCGCTTATCAGACGCCTCAAAAGCCTCTTCGATGCGTGATGAGTTTTTGTTGGTGGGTGTTGAAACCATAATCACCTTGCGATTCCAGAAAGTCGCGCTTCGCTTGCGTGCTAACTGTATTGGATCACCCTCAGAGCCAGCGGACGTGGGATAGCGATCAACCTCATCGCATAAAACGATTCTTATGGGGCGGCTCGCCAAACCTGCCGGAGAATTTGCACCAACGATAGTGATCGCGCCTCCTGGAAAGACTTTGTGCAGCGTCGTGTTGCCAGAATCACGCGCTCGGGGATCTTTGACTTTATCTTGCAGACAAGGTGTCGAGCGTAGTAACCCCGCAGCGATACGATCCTTACTAAATGCTTGAGCCATTTCCAACGTCGGCTGTAGCACCAGAATTGGACTCGGATCGTTATCAATATGATATCCAATGATATTAAGAAGCGCTTCAGTCTTACCAAGCTGCGCTCCCGCCATAACAACGACTTCTTTGATTGTGGGATCACTGCAAGCATTCATTATCCCCCGTTGATATTCAGCCCTTGAAGTATACCATCGGCCAGGCTCCGAACTACTCTGCGAATCAAGCCGCCTTTCAGCATCAGCCCAATCAGCCACGTTAAGTTTTGGCGGTGGACTCCAAGCGGACATTCCAGCCAATAGCAATTCACGCGCATCACTTAGCTTCATATTCAGTAAGCTCTTCAAGCGCCTCGCGCATTAAGTCATCAATAATGTCCTGAACCATACCCGCCTCAGTCTCAGCCGCCACAATCGGTGCAGCCTTCGACGGCACAGTTAATAATCGGTTTTTGCAGTCAGTGATAATCTGATACCAGTGCCGGGATACGTCATCAGCTGGGACAAGATTGGCACTCATCGACTCAACCTCAAGCTCTGCCTTATCAGCCTGTAGCTTAGTCAGCCGCGCTTTCTCTTCCTGATAATTCTCACCCTTTGAGTAGTTGCCAAGGTTCTTACCGGCTTGATAATTAACGTAATCCTGCACGGCATCAATCAGGATGAATGTGTTTCGCTTTGCCTTGCGTATCACGTTCTCTTTCACCAATTGCTGAACGCGCCGATCACTAAGCCCTAAAAGGGTTGCAAGCTCTGAACCTGTTACTGTTTGCTTATAATCAAATGTCATAACGTACTGATTTTTTATGTCCTATTACTAGCGAAATTCTGCGCTGCTGCGTTACCAGATCGGAAGA